CAACTTTATCAGAAATATCTTTTACTGTCGCTTTTTTAATTTCTTTTTTTACTGCATCAACAGGAGCAAAACCTCTCATTTTATAATGATTTATATTAGCTTCGTATTGCTCTTTTGGTCTTGTAATTATTTTTTTCCCATTTGTTAATTTTATGTTCATAAATTCTCCATTATTAAATGTAAGGGCAGTTTCCCACCCTTACAAAGTATCCAATTATTATTGGATTGATGAATCAGCTAATAGTTCAATACCATAACTGTCATGTAATTCGCCAACTCCGTAAACCGCAGTTGCTACAATTTCATCTGCTCTTAAAGACGCATCTCTTTGAGTTTCAATTTTTAGGTCTTGCATCATTGCTAAACCTAATGCATCTCTATGGAATACACCATTTTTGTAGTCTCCAGTTGTTCCTGTGTTTGCAAGATTTGAAGTTTCAAAAATTGGAACACCAGCAATTCTACCAACGAAACCATTTCTTAATGCCTCATTTGCTAAATCATTTGCATTTGAGTTTGCAAAAGTATTAGTTAAATTTGCTTTAAGATCATAAGCTATCATTGGATGTAAAACTGCAGATACATCACTAATTGGAACTGCACTGTTTCTTAAATTTGCTACTGATTCGAATAATTTAGCAACTGTTAATGCCGCATCTGCCGCACCAACTGCTGTTGAAAATCCATCGAACAATGCTGTTAAGTCAGTGTCAATTTTTTTAGCAATTGCTTCTCCAAATAATTTACCAATATCTGCCGCAACATTTCTTGGTGCAGAGTTTCTTGCTAAATCTGTAAGAGTAGTCATTATTCCATTTTCTGATGCTGTAATAGTTACAGAAGATGGGTTAATTGCAGTGTTAGATAAATCAGTTGCTTCATTTACTGCTGCCGCAGAAACTGCCGCATAGATAGGAACTTCAACTGACTTTCCACCACCTGTTATTGCATAATTCTTTACAAGAGGTCTCATAATAGATTGCTCACTTGCTACGAATAATGCTTCTGCAACGATCTCAGTGTATAGTTCCGAGAGCGTTGAACTTGTACTTTCGTTTGCCATTTTATTTGTCCTTTATTATTTATTTGTTAAATTAATTTGAGTAGGTTTCAAATCACGAAGTTTTCTATATTCAGAATACTTTTGTCTATCCTCTGCCTTACTCATATCTAAGTCCTGAATATTAAAAGGTTTTACAGTTTTCCCCTCGATAGCACTCTGACTTCCTGATCCAGACAAAGACCCTTGACGGAAATGTGGGTTTGCATCTAAAAACTCCTTAACTGATTCTTCAATCGTAAGTAGTTCTCCTTTTGAGTTATATCGTACATTAGAATTATTATCAAGTATTTCAACTCTATTATCATCTGTAAGCCTTACCTTATCTTTCATTAAAGATACTACTTGATTAGGAGATATAGCTTTATTTTGAGATGCTATAGATAATATAGAATTATCTACTCTTTCTTTTTTAATTTCATTTTTATATTTACTAATTTCTTCTTCTTTTTCTGCTATTCTACTTTGCATAAGCTTTTCAAGATCTGCTTTAGTTTTTGCTTCTTCTATTTGCTTTTGTTTAAAAGCTTCCTCTTCTTTTTTTTTAGTTTCTTCTAAAGCTTTATTGTGTTTTCTTTGCTCTGCTTCAAGTCTTTGTTTAATTATATTATCAAGTTGTTGCTGAGTAAAAGTCATCTCTTTAGCCTTTTCTACTACAGGCTCAGCAGATGTTTCTGTTTTTGCTTCTGTTTCTGTTTGTTGATTTGTAGGCTCAACTACCTTTGTTTCTTCTGACATTTATTACTCCTATTCAATTATTAAATTGCCCGCTTTATCATACCAATCTGGATTGACAAAACTCCATTGATGTCTGCAGTTATATCCACCACGAACGATTAAAGGATCGCCTGTTTGCTTTCCTTTCCAAGATCGTTGCCATAGTTTTCTAACCTCATCAATCGTAAATAAACCACCTTTTCTTTTATCAAATCTGCCTGCTCTTATATCTCGACAGTGATCTCTAGTAGTAGGTATCACACTACCAAAGTATTTTACAAATGTTAAACCAGCATCTTTACTCTTTGCAAAGTTTAACTGAGCATGAAATTGTCTTAACGAATCATTTAAGAGTTGTCCAGCATATCTTTTCATGTTCTCGCCAGCTCTATCAGAAGCATACTTAGATTGCAAAATTTGAACATTTTTGTCTATTTTTTGCCTTAATTTCTTAGCTACTGTAGATCTTCTATTCATTCTTCTAATTTTAATCTCATCTTCTTTTATTGATTTTACTAGCTTATCTATTTCTTTATCATCTGCACTAGCATAAATACCATTAATAGATTGTCTAAGTTCTTTTTCTAGATCTAAAGGATCTGCATTAAGCAAAGTATATTGATAAACTTTCTCTGATAATGTTCTAGTAAAGGTATTAGATATATCTTTAAATTGTGTAAAAGATTGAACTTTAAGATTTTGTACTAATATTAAATCTGATTTAGTTAGTTGTTGAAATTCTGTAGGAATATTACCTATTGTTTTAAAAGCTTTTTCTATTCTCTTAGCTTGTTTATTATAACCTTTTCTAACAACAGTATCGGACCATGCTAAGTATTCTTTTTCTAAAGTTTGTTTTATTAAAGGTCGAACTGCAATTGCCGCCTTTAGTTCAAATAGTCTTTGCTGATTATCTAAAGGTAATTTTTTACCTACTAAAGAAACAACTTCTTTTTCTATTCTGTCTAAAGTTTTAATTAATTGTTCGTAGTATTCAGCTTCGGCAAGTTCTACTCCCCTAATAGTATAATTTGCAACATTTTCTATTAGATCTGCCATTCATTAAATTTCTTCTTCTTCTACTTCTTGATCTGGTTGCTCTGCTTCATCTTGAGTAAATTGACCTATCTCTTGTTTGTTATCTATTTCTTCAAAGATCATATTTAATTTTTCATCATCATCTACTACTGCTCTAGCTATCTCTTTATCTACTTCTTTTTCAAAAGTAGGAGATCCTATATTCATAGCTTTCGCTTGTTGGAAATAAATTAGATCTGCCGCATAATCTCTAATATTAAAAGTATCAGGATAATTAATCTCGCCATCAAAAGTTGAATTTTGAAATAATGCGTATATCCTAAATAGTTGTTCTTCCGCTATTTCTAAGTTATCTGCTTTCTCAGATAGTCTTGCATTTAATAATTCAAATTCTGTTTGTAATGCTATTCCAGAAGATACTGCTTGCTTAGTAGTTCTAACTGCTCCTGTATGTGCTAATCTATTTATCGCTTCTACTTTGTGATTAATTGAATCCATTAATGAACTTAAATTTCCACCAGATGGTTGCAATAGATATGGTTTTAAATTAGGCTCCATCTCATCAGGCATTTCTATTATTGCTCCAGCACCAGCACTAGCATTAACACTCGGTGTCTTAACTAAAGATGGGTGGTTAGTTAATCTTATTAATTGTTCTATTTCTGAAAATTCATTATAAATACTTTTCTGAAGATCTGCTATATCTACTAAGTCCGATTGACCAATGCCTCGTTTGTGCGATTTAGCATTATATAAAATTACTGCAGGAATTTTGCCAATCAGATTATCAGCAGTATCAATTAAGGTAGGCTCAGTTTGTTCATCTTGCATATAGACAGTATCTATTCTGTCTGGGTACCATAGCCTATAATATGTTCCACCTTTTCTATCAACTTCTTCTCTAATCTTTAAATAATTTAATGAATATTTTCCATTAACTTGTCTTTCAAAATTCCAATCTATGCAATTCTCTGGAGTTACAATAGATAAGTAAGGTCTTATATCTTGCTCTAGTTCATCTGCTCTAGTATTTGTAGTCACTTTAGGCTTGTCTAAGATCATTAAGCAGTGTCCATAAATAGAAGCATAGTTTTGTGCTTGTTTAACTACACTATTAAAACTATTACCATCTAAGTCAGCATCTTTTAAAAACGTTTCTAAACTAGGCTCATCTGACATTGCTCCAAAATCTCTGCTAGGTTTTACTCTAAATAAAAATGAAGAATAAATTTGAATAATATTTTTACAATGATTATCACATGGTGTGTTTGCTAATCTTTGATTAAATTCATTATCTAATTCTAAGTTATATCTATTTAGATATTGACCAACCATATAATCATATCCACCATTTGCAGATCTAATATAGAACTCCCATAGATTAATATTTTCTTTATAATCTTTATGTGTTTCTAAAATATCGTCTCTTTCGTAAGCCATTACTTAAATGTCCATCTGCTAGGTTTAAAAGGTTTTGTTTGTGCTATTAAAGGTTTAACTATTTCTATTAAATATCCGATACTATCGTTCATATGATCAAAGCCCTCTTCCTTGTCAGGAATATTTGTATTTTCTTTGTATATTTGTCTTTGTAAACCATTAATCATTGTTTTGCAAGATGGCGATACAAAAATGAATCTCTTTCCCTCTGCTGACTTTAATCTAGAATTTACTGCATTGATACGATCTCTAACAGGACTATGTTTTAATTTACATTTAACATTAAATCCAGCATTTTGTAAAATAGTAAGATCTGTCTTTCCTCCAGCTGATGTCTTTCTTTGCCTACAAGCTGGATCTGGATATACAAAGATCTTAGCTTTAGAGCCATATCTATTTTTAATTTCTTCTACCATTTCGTCAGTATTACTTGAATAAATAACTATCTCATCTACAAAATGAATTATATCTTTATCTATTTGTGCAACCGAAGC